ATCTTATCGCCGGTGTTATTTCATCGATCGATTTAGCATTGTATAAAAAATCAACTGGTGAAAAGTTAGGTACTCCTGTTTGGCTTGAGCAGCCTGACATTAGACAACCGCGAAGCGTTACTATCAGTGCGACCGTGGACAGTCTGATATTTTATTCAATCGCTTACTGGCGCGTGACTTCTTTGTATGCCGACGATGGCAGGCCGTCGGGCTTCGAGTGGGTTGCGAATAACCGCGTAACATATACCACTGACAAATATGGCACCGAAGTAAAAGATTATTTTGTAGATGGTGATCTCGTACCGATGGCTGGTATTGGATCGCTTGTTACTTTCCAATCATTACTTCCTGGTGTACTACTAACAGCAAGTACGACTATTCGCGCTGCTTATGACATCCAGAAAGCCGCTGCGGTAAGTGCCGCGACTCCTATGCCCACTGGAATATTGAAGAACTCGGGAGCCGATCTTCCTGAAACACAAATCCAAGGTTTATTAGCTGCGTTCAAGAGCGCTCGTCAAAATCGATCAACGGCGTATCTCACTTCGACTTTGGATTATGTACCTACTTCATTTTCGCCTAAAGATATGGCGTACACGGAGGCCTCGCAGTACTTGAGTACCGAAATCGCACGTTCGATGAACGTACCGGCCTATATGATTTCGAGCGATATGAATAACTCGATGACATATCAAAATATTTTGGACGGCAGAAAAGAGTTTGTCGCTTATTCTCTGCAACCGTACATAAGCGCGATCGAGGATCGCCTCAGTATGAATGACATTACCAATAGTCAAAATCAAGTGCGCTTTGCGGTAGACGATACGTTCCTTCGTGTTGATGCAAAGGATCGCTTGGATATTATCGAGAAAATGTTAAATCTAGATTTAATTGATGTAGATCAAGCCCGACAAATGGAACAACTCACACCGCTAGGAGATGCAAGTGCTACTAACGTTTAGTCAAGAAATCCAGGCGGCCGATACAGAACGCCGCATCGTATCCGGACTCGTTGCACCATATGGCGAAATCGGTTTTACAAGTGCAGGCCCTGTAATGTTCGAGCGTGGTTCAATTACTTACGCCGAAGCCTCACAGATAAAGCTTTTAATGCAGCATCAACAAGATAAGCCGGTAGGTCGCGCAATTTCGTTTAGCGATTCAACTGAAGGCGTGTACGGATCGTTTAAGCTTTCGAGTAGCACTCGAGGACAAGATGCGCTCGTACTCGCTCAGGAAAATCTGGTCAGTGGCTTATCCGTCGGAGTGGATGTAACCGCTTCGAAGCCAATGGGAGATTACCTGTTAGTAACGGCTGCGGTCCTCAAGGAAGTTAGCCTCGTCGAGAGTGCGGCTTTCTCCAGCGCCTCCGTAACTGATATTGCTGCGGCACGAGCTGCGCTCGAAGCTGCAACAAGCACAAGCACAAAAACCACAACGATCAATACGACAATCGTAGAGACCGAAACAGAAACCGAAAGCGAGGAAGCTGTGACTACAGCCCCAGAAAATACACCGGAGGAGACTCCGGTAGATACACCGGTCGAGGCTGAAAAAGTCGAAGCCGCTCGTAAGATCATTCGTCCGTCAGTATTGGATTCTCAGCGAGTCCGTACACCAATCGTATCTATGGCAACATACACAGAGCACAAAATCAAAGCTGCACTAGGTAGCGATGAGTCTCGTCTTTATGTAACTGCCGCAGACGATAGCTTTTCAACTAACCCGGCATTTAATCCAACTCAGTACCTATCAGAGTTTGTAACTAATACACGCTTTGGAACCCCGGCTATTGATGCCTGCAGTCAGGGAGTTCTTCCAAATTCTGGTATGACAATTAACGTCCCATCACTTGTTACATCAGCAGGTGGCGGTTCAGGCGTTGCACCGACTGTCACAGTAGAGGCCGAAGCTGGAGCCGTATCTAATACAGGTATGGTTACAGAATATCTAACTGGAACTGTATCCAAGTACTCTGGAATGAACACCATAAGTGTCGAGCTCCTCGAGAGATCAGATCCAAATTTTTATGCGGAACTCACTAACCAACTTCAGAACGCTTATTTAACTTCTATTGATACCGCAGTGCTTACAGCGCTATTAGCTGCAGGTACTAACGCTTCAGCTACTACAGCTGATAGCGACGGCGTTATCGCTTACAGCTCACAGGCTGCAAAGCTTGTCTATGAAAACACAGGTTACTTCGCTCAGAACTACATCGGCAACGGTGCACAATGGCAGCTACTGATGTCAGCGACAGATACCACAAAGAGACCAATTTACAATGCAATTCAACCAATGAACGCGGCCGGACAGGTAGGGCCTGGCTCTATTCGCGGTAACGTACTTGGACTTGATTTGTACGTAGATCGTAACTTTGCGCAGACTGCGGTCGATGATAACTCAGCCATTATCTTGGCCCCTGAGGCGTTTACCGTTTATCGTGGACCTCAGGCTTATATGTCAGTGAACGTAGTATCTAACCTACAAGTACAGGTTGCAATCTACGGATTTATGGCAACTATCGCAAAGATGCCTAACGGTATTATCAAGTTTGCGAAAATCTAAGCCACAACCCTAATAGTCGGTAGGGCTCTTAGCCCTTTGAGCCCTACCGGCCTTTTTAAGCCAAACCGCGCAAGATCTTCTAAATCAGTTTTTATGGTTTGATTCCGCGCCGGTTGTAGGTACGACTTTGCAGAATAATGTGGCGACAGTGATGATCGCTAACCCGGCTATCTTTACCACCGGGCAAAGCGTAACCTTGAGTGGATGCGGCTCAACCTTTAACGGCACGTATACAATTACGGGAACAATGCCTTGGAGCGCCGGCACTACTAATCTAATCCCGTCGATCGTTTGGAATAACTACGCCTGGAATTGGCCGGCTGGTTATAGCTTCATTCAATTCGCCAAGACCAACGCGAATATTAACTTTAGCCGGGTCCTTCCATATGGTAAGGCTGAAGGCGTGGACACAAAGACAAACAGCTACGCGACTACCCCGGCTGTACGCGAGGCCGCGATGATTCTGGCAGTGGACATATTCCAAGCTCGTCAGGTATCACAAACCGGTGGCGTATCGATCGATGGATTCAGTCCTTCACCGTACCGGATGGGTAATTCAATGATCGGCAAGATCAGAGGCCTCATTGCCGGGTATCAAAATCCAAACAGTATGATCGGATAGCAGATGCCAGCGCCGATTACAACCTTACGAGCTACGGTAGCCGCCGCTTTGGCTAACCCTAACTCTTGGAACACTTTTGCTTTTCCTCCGCCAACAATCACGGCTAACTCTGTAATCGTGGCCCCGGCGGATAATTACATTACGCCGAGCAACAATACATACGCGACTATTGCGCCGCTTGCTAACCTGAAAATTATTATGACGGTGCCTCTGTTCGATAACCAGGGGAACCTGAACGGCATAGAGACCTTAGCCGTTGCCGTGTTTAATAAATTAGCCTCATCAAATATCGTTATGAATATTGGCAGTATGTCCGCACCATCCGTACTTGAAGTACAAAGTGGAACGTTGCTAACTGCTGATTTTAATATCTCAATTCTCACGAGCTGGAGCTGACAAATGCCATATACAGAGGATGACCTAAAGTTTTTGCGAAAGATTGGGCAGATCGTAGACGAGCCTGCTCCAGTCAAAGTAGCAAAAGTAAAGTCCGAACCAACACCAACTACAACCGAAAGCGAGGAATAGGCTAATGGCTATATTCTTATCAAATGGAGTGGTCGTAACCCTTAACTCGGTAGACCTTTCCGATCACGTAACAAGCGCAACAATTAACCGCGTGTTCGAAGAGCTAGAAATTACAGCAATGGGCGATTCTTCCAGACGTTTTACTAAGGGACTGGAAACCTCAACGATAACTCTGGATTTTCTGAACGATACAGCAGCCAGTGAAGTCCTACAGACTTTGCAGGGAGCGTGGGGTACGACTGTACCTATCACACTCAAGCAGACAAGCGCAGCTATTTCGGCAACGAATCCGGAATATCAGACTACGATTCTGGTGAACAATACGACAGACATTAATGGAGCCGTCGGGGACATCAGTACCCAGTCGATCACTTTTACCTGCAACTCACCAATCGTTGTAGACACAACCGTATAACCAATTAGAAAAGGGGCATCAAATGGCACGACTCAAAATAACAAGGGCTACCGGTGAGGTATCTGAACATCAGATAACTCCACGAATTGAGTACGCCTTTGAACTCTATGCAAAGAAGGGCTTTCATAAAGCCTTTCGAGATGACGAGAAGCAATCGGACGTCTACTGGCTTGCTCACGAGTGCTTACGCACATCCGGCGAAACAGTAAAACCGTTTGGGGCAGACTTTTTAGATACCTTGGCTAAGGTCGAGGTACTAGACGATCTACCTTTAGCCTAGGGCGCGGCTCTCTAACTTACCTGGTAGCACAGCTATCAATACGGTTAGGGGTCGCGCCTCAGGCGATACTCGATCTAGATACAGAGATGTTCAGGATGTTAGTAAAGGTATTAAACGAACAGGCAGAGGAGGCTAAAAATGCCAACAATAGAAATCCGCGGAAACGTTGATTTACGCAAAGCCATACGTTCGTTTGCTCCTGATCTCGAAAAGCAACTCCGTAAAGATTTAGCTGATGCGATGAAGCCAGTAGTAGCCAAAGCTCGCGGCTTTGCCCCAGCAGAGGCGCCTATGAGTAATTGGGCACCACGTTCTTTCAGCGAGGCTAAATTTCCATTTTATAGCGTAAATACCGTTCGTTCGGGTATTACCTATGCAACGTCTCCCGGCCGTGTTAATGATTACGGGTTTAGCTCTATGGCCAAGATTCTTAATAAATCTGCCGCTGGTGCTATCTATGAAACCGCTGGCCGTAACGGTCCACAACCTTGGGTAGGTCCTAAGGCTGGAGGAGCTAGTAACAAAGTAAGCCGGTCGGTAAACCCAGGTGCTGGCGCTACCTTTATCGAAAACTTACCGGAACTAACGAGCAGCCTAAAAGGTCGCGGACGTTTGATCTTTAAAGCCTGGGCACAAAATCAAGGCAAAGCTGAAGGCGCTGCGCTAAAGGCTATTGATAAAACTACTACCGCATTTAACGCTCGAGTGGCCGCTGGGCCTTTAAGTAAGGCTGCATAATGGTACTTCCTGTAATTAATATTGGGTCGAAGTTAGACGGCAAAGGATTCAAGCAAGCCGAAACAGCTGCGGACAAATTAGGCAAAAGCGTAAAAACACTTGCGAAAACTTTTGGTGCAACTTTTAGCGCAATGGCCTTAGCGCAATATAGTAAAAACGCCATTAAAGCTTTTGCCAATCAACAATTAGAGGTAGCGCAATTAACTACCGCCGTACGTAATCTTGGTCTAGCCTTTGCCACTCCTGAAATTGATAGATACATAGACAAGATAGAAGCTGCCACGGGTGTCAATCGAGACCTATTACAGCCGGCTATGTTGAAATTGCTACAAGTAACAGGGTCAGTATCTAAGAGCCAAGAACTACTTAACCTTGCTATGGATGTATCGGCCGGCACTGGTGAAGATTTAGCAAGCACCAGCGAAAAGCTGAGCCAGGCGTATGTAGGCAATTTTAAAGGATTACGTTCTCTAAACCTAGGACTTACGCAAGCCGAATTGGCCTCTGCGGATTTCGAGATAGTACAAAAACGCTTACAGGTTTTATTCGCCGGACAGGCAAAAGTAGCTGCTGATAGTTACGTAGGCTCGATGAATAAATTGGCAATAGCCTCCGAGAACGCCAGCGAGAAAATCGGTAAATCTTTGCTTGGTGCTATTACAGCGCTATCAGGCGGCGAGACGATTGACGATACGATCAGTAAGATTGATAAACTCAGTAGCGCCGTCTCTGGCCTTATTGATGTAACTATTGGACTTAAGGCTGGCGAGTACCTACAACAATTTTACGCATTAAAAAATGGTCAAATCGCCGGAGGGTTTGGTAATCGTTCCCTATCGGCTGGCAATCAAGATACACAAAAAGCCGATGCAAAGGCACGGGCCAAGGCTGAAGCCGATGCGGCCAGACGTGCTAAAGAACTTTTAGCCTTACAAAGAAAATCTGCCATAGCCGAAAAGAATAAGATAGCACTATCCAAGGCTGCCGCCGTTTTTGACACTACCCGAATTTCATTAGCGGCAGCTCTTAAAGCTACTTATGACAAAGAGACCCGTTTACGCCTTGAGGCCTTACAGGCTATTGAAGAAGATAATGGAGATTTAGCGCTTAAGAAAATAGGCGAAATTGCTGCATTACAAAAGAATAATGATCTGGCCAAATTAGCCGGCATCAAGGAGATCAGCGATGCCACGCTTCTAGCAATTAATACCCAGTTACTTAACGAACTATCTGCCATTGATAAATCAAAGATGGCCGAAGCCGATAAAGAACTTCTACGCGAGGAAGCGTTTAAGAAGTACAACGCTGCCATTACCGCAGCCGGTGAATTAGCCGCAAAAGAGCAATACAGCGAGCGCGTACAAATCCAACTAACCGAAATCGCTCGCCTTGCTTCTATGAGCAATACAACAAGTGCTTTAAAGACTGAGGTGCTACTACGCGAATCAGCCGAATTATCAATGATTGGCCGAGTAGCCAAGGCGCAAGCTGATGCCGATGCGGCACGTCTAAAAGCATTACAAGAATATCTAGCCCTGTTAAATAAAGGAGGCGCTGGTGGAGGTGGTGGAGGTGGTGGTGACGGTGGAGGCAATAGAGGCGGCGGTGGTCCGGGCTCTGTCACGCCAGCTTCGACTCAGCTAGCAACCCTTACGGAATTGCGTAAAGCGACTACCGTGGGTACGGGCATTAATTTCTTACTTAAAGAGCAGATCGACGAGCTAACTTCCAATACGACTACGGCCTCTATTCTGAATCAAAGCGACGAACGTACGCGCCTTACTCAAATGGGGTTATTCGACAAAGCCGCAATCGGTACGAACTTTAATCCTGGGTCTTTTAGAATGGCTGAAAATAAAATAGATATCACGATCAACGCCGGATATGGCACAGATCCCGAAGCCTTGGCTAGGACTTTTGAAGATATCCTAAATCAATCAACATACAGAGGAACTGCGGTTAATCGCGGCTCAGGAAATTACACAGAAGCGTGAGCGCCTGGTTACCCGAATGGCGTATCACCGTGGGCACCACGGTTTATACCAATGTCCTGAGCGTGAATATGGCCACTGGTCGCGATGATATCGATCTGCAATGTAATGCCGGCTATGCTCGTATGGAAATCGTAAACATAGATAACACAGCCTTTGATATTGACGTTACCGATGTTTTGACTTTAGAGCTAAAGAACAGCTCTGGTACATATGTTCCCGTATTCGGTGGCACCGTATCGGACTTTGGCATATCCGTACGCTCGCCTGAGGAAGTCGGTTTTATAACAATCGGTAACATTTTGGCAGTAGGTTCTCTCGCTAAATTGACCAAGGCGCTGTTCCCGGATGCCCTGCCAAAAACCGAGGATGGAAATCAAATCTTCGACATTCTAAACGAGCTATTAATTAACTCCTGGTTCGAGGTAGCACCGGCGCTACAATGGCAGGATTACGACCCTACGACCACGTGGGCCAATGCCGAGAACGTAGGCTTGGGCGAAATTGATCAGCCAGGCCTTTATGAAATGATCTCACGATCAGCCGATCCGTTTAGCAGCTACAACCTATGCGCTCAGATCGCTCAAAGTGCCTTAGGTAATATCTATGAGGACAAGGCTGGGCGCGTATGTTATGCCGATGCCGATCACCGTACGGCCTATCTATCGGCTAAC